TTGTTTTTTTTCTGCACGAAAAAATCTGCATTGCTCCAGGTGTATAAATTTATAGCTAATCCTATTATTAATGTTTCCATCGTTACTCCTTATCTTTTACTTGATCCCATTTGTTAAGCCTATATTTTTTAAACCAAGTGACAGGATCGTTACACTTGACGGCTTTAATTTTTTTTTTAGAATTGTTTGTTTTAAAGTCCTCTATTATTTTAGAAGCCGCTGATTTGCATGTATCGTGTGTAAAGCTTGAATGATGTTGCATATGCAACTTATTATTATATTCAAACCATAATGTGACTACAAACCAACTAACCATTTCATTCTTGCTCTTTAGCAAAAACATATACATTATCTTTAAAATAACTACATCTTTGCACGTGAATAGCTTTCATTTTATGACCACCATACTCAAAATCACTGTCCATTACTATTTTTAGTTTGTCTGGAATAGAAATGTGAATACCCTTTTTATAATCATCATGTTGTAAAGAATCATCTCTGTAACCTTGAGCATAATTCTTATTGTCTTTATACACTAAAAATGGAGCCCATCGTAGTTTATTCATTAGCATCACCATTCATTAATTCTTTTTTGTAATTCTCAACTTTAACTTTATTCTTTTTTGCTTGATATTCTATGTATTCATGCACAAGCTTTGAAATCATTCCTGCGGGAGCTCTAAATTTACTTTTACACAAGCCCCTCAATAGTTTATAATCTTCTATACGCACAGCAATAGATTTCCATTTAGTCGTATCCATAATTTGTCCTTTGTTTAAAATTAATAATATTATTAAATTACAGATATTGTGGGAGATGTCAAGGGATATTGACAAAATCTTTAATAATTGTATCATTATGTAAGGAGATACGATGATTACAAAACTAGAACAAAAAGTTGCTCTTGAACATCTTTGGGCTAAAAAGTTCAAAGAAAATGGCGCATATACAATTGATATGGTGCCCCTTACTTCTAAGATAGAAGAATTACAAAGAGAACTTATAGTTACTGATTAAGTAGCTGAACCAAAATCGTTGCCTAATGCAACATCTACGACACTTGGAACATTGAGTTCCACGCAACCCTCCATCTCTTTGACAATTTTTTTCACATCTTCTTCATGCACATTAAAACACAACTCATCGTGTATTTGTAATAACGGCGTATAGCCCAAATGCGAACAAGATACTATCGCTTGCTTTGTTTGATCCGCCGCAGATCCCTGGATTAATCTATTCAAAGCTTTATACGTAAAAGCGCGTTTGATATTGTTCGATCCATATTTAGCACTAGCATTCTCAAATGTTTCTGGAGTGTGTATACCAAAATCTTTTGGCTCCCACATGTTGAACCTACACTTACGACCCAATTTAGTTCTAATTACACCTTCTTCGTTAGCTTTTTTCATGCAACGGTCAGATAGCATCTTAACAAAAGGTGCTCTTCTATTAAACTTACCTATTAAAGCACTAGCTTCATCAAAATTTAAACCCAACATATTAGCTAATTTATTCTTACCCATGCCATACATTAAACCCAGTCCAATTGTTTTGGCTTGTTTTCTGTCAATACCAACTAGATCAGCAACAGTTTGATGAAAATCAGCATCTGCATTAGCATAGGCCTCAACAAGCTCCTGAGAGCCCTCATAGCCCTCTCCAATACTAGATGCATAATGAACTACCAAACGTGGTTCTTGTTGCGAGTAATCAAAACTACCCCATTTAAAGCCCTCTTCTGGTAGGAATAAACCCCTAATCATAGGTCCAAACTCTTTATTTCTTGCTGGAAGCTGTTGTAAGTTAGGATTACTCATAGATAATCGACCAGATACAGTGCCTCCTGTGTCAGACCGTAGTTGATTTATCTCTGCATGGATTCTACCACCGTGTTCAAATCTCATAATCGAATTTAAGAATGTATTGTGAAACTTATTAATCTCTCTAGCACTAACTATTAGTTTAGATATTTCGTACTCACTGTTAACTAACCAATTTTGAGTAAAGCTAGGTTCTTTTGATTTAGCTGTTTTAGGATATTCTAACCCTAATTTATCATAAGCAAAAGCAATCTGGCGTGCCGCCCAGATATCAATATCTTTACCAACAAGCGTTTTTATTCTGTGCAAGATCTCTTTTTCTTTTTCTACAAAATTAACTTTCAATTGTTCAGCGCGTTGTGTGTTTACACGAATGCCTTTCTGTCGCATTTTTATTAAGATAGGCAATAAAGATTTTTCAAGTTGCCATACTGTGTGAAGATTTTGTTTATATATTTCGTGTTTAAATCGTTGCCACAATAGGTACGTGAGCCGTGCATCTTGTTCTGCATAATATCCTACATGCTCTGCGGGTAACTTCCACATTTCCATTTTTGGATCAACACCATGTGCTTTAGCAGCTTCAACTAAGTCTGTCTCTGCTTTTAACTCTCCTAGATAATCCTTGGCTAAAGAATTTAATTTATACGTGTATCTGTTTTCATCGATCAAAGCTCCTGCAATCATAGTGTCAACAATCTCACCACGTACATCGATACCATATGCTTTTAACCAACCTACATCATACTGAGCGTTGTGAAATATCTTACGACAGGGTAATCGACATACATCGTGCATATATTTCAAAACTTGTTCTTTGATTAGATTACCACCACCAAAATGACCAAATGGATAATAAGCTTGAAACCCTTCTGTTGCGACTGCAAATCCTATAATCTCGCCACGGCCTGTAGCCCAACCCGCACCTAAACCCTCATTTATGCCTACATCTTTTGTTTCTAAATCTATTGCAATTTCTTTTGCGCCAGACAAATCACGATAATCAACAGGAGCAGACCATATGTGTTTTTTAAAATTAAATGTCAGTTGAAGGCTTGTCATTTTTTATTTTCTTGTAGATATTAGGATCATATCCACCAAGATTAAATTTTCGTTTATATTGTTTCTTTTTCATAGTCTCGTTCTATAATCATATCAATGTAATGTTTTGCTTTTTCTAAATCCTCTCGTCCATTCTTTCCTCTATGCCTACAGATGTATTTTATCACATTACCCTCTGCAAATAAAATTTTGTTCTCATTAATAAATTGTGAGGGTTGTATTGAAAACTGTGTGTAATATTGACCGCCACGTTTCCATAAATCTTTAACCATTAATATAATCCTCCTTTATTTCATTTAGTAAATTAATATACGATAGTTTATTTTTATCCTCTGCAAACTCAATTGTTAGCATTAAACGTAAACCATCATAATTTATAACCATATGTTCTTTTTGATTGTTAAATATAAATCTACTACCAGGATAATATTGTAACTCTACTAAACTGTGACTAACATCAGAATACTCTCTAAAGAATGTGTAAGACGTGTTTGGTGTTGCAATCATAGAATTTATACAGACACCTCTTTTTGTATCACAATGCCAATTGTACATCGTTTTATTTTCCATTCGCAATACACCAGCTTTATATTTGTGTCGTGTATATAACCAATGATAAAATTCATCTTCAAATAAAATATCATTGTCAACTGAACAAGCTGTAAAATTGTAGTATTTAACCCACTCAGTTTCTGGATTCCAAACTCTATCGTGTAGTCTGGGACTAAAAAATTGACCAATGGGTAGTTCTTCAAAGTATGGACTCATGTGTTCTCCTGTAAATACATTAGGTAATCCATCCCTATGGGATAATTATATTTATAATCTGTGGATAAGATATGTAAAGTGTTTTTTGCCCTTGTAACCCCCGTATAATATACCCTTTTCTCATCTGACTTTTCTTCTTTTGTCTTGTGAGAAAACGAAGCGGGCCAATTCGTTTTGGAATATAACAAAACATTATTTGCTTCACCACCCTTAACAGAGTGTATAGTATCGATAATAATTCTAGGGTCTTGATTTAATTTTGCTTGACCATACTTTTTCAAAAGCAGTACAAAGTAAGCTGTTTGTCGTGGGGTAAAGTTTCTCTTTAATACATTCCACCAAGGTTGATTGTGCTGATCATCGTTTAAGTCAAGCCCCGCCCATTCTTTTAATTGTTTAAAATTAAATGTTTGTGTCTCTGGTATGTTTTGCCAAAACTTTGGTGTTCTAAAATCATAGTCTTTTAAATCTCTAAGGTAACGATACATGTTTTCTGCGGCATCACGTGTTATTGTTTTGCCATTAGAAATAGTCGTCCACGACTTAATGGCTTGCCATTGTTTAGAGTCAAAAGATTTATTACCTTTGTTGTCTGAAAAATAAAGACCAGAACTTTTTGCTGCCATTTTGAGTTCTGTTACACTAGAGTGCACACGACCTAATATATACCAAGTGCCTTCGCACTGATCAAAGGGCACCTCATTAAAATTTAAATATCGTTTGATATAACTATCTTTTTCTGTATGCACATAATCTTTGTCAACACTATCAAAAATACCGCGTCTTATAATCTGTGAAAACTTATAAATCTCTTTACCAAAGCGTCTAGTTTGTCGGAGTACAACCTCCCTACCAGGAAAATAAGTTGTAAAATATTTTGGATCTGCGCCATTCCATTTGTAAATACCTTGATCATCATCTCCTGCTAGATAAATACGTTTTACCTTATCTACCATTTTATAAATTACTGACCACTGCAAAGGTGTAAAATCTTGAGCTTCGTCTAATATAAGCACCTCTAGTGGTGGAAACTCAACCTCATCAATCGCTCTTTCAATCATATCTGTAAAATCAATAAATGAGTCTTTCTTATAATGCTCATAGGTATCTATCTTTCGTAAAAATATATCTAGATTATCTTTTTTATAACTCTCTTGTTTGTAAACAAGTTTAGGATCTTGCATCATATTTCTGGCTTTATCGTATATACCTAACGACCAATCTTTGTAGAGAAAGCCATCGTCTGATAATCGTTTGTCCGATGTTTTGATTATCTTTGTCTGTAAAGCAAAGTCTAGCATACAGTTTTTTGGATCAAATACCTCTTCTTCAAAATATCTTCGACAATACTTATGCAGAGTTTTAAACCTTTGAAAGTCATCCATATCATACTGAGGGAAAGCTGATAAAGCACGATCTCTAGCGGTGTCAACTGCTTTGTTTGTAAATGATATAAACGCTATATCTTTTGGGTGAACACCCATACGTAGGTATTTTTTCAAAACTCTTTCAATTAAAGTATATGTCTTACCTGTACCAGGTGGCCCAAATATCTTAATTGTTTTTTTGTTCAGACTCTTTTGCTTGTGCAGTCCTGAATTTATCATGGTAGTCTTCATCCATTTCAGATTTATCGTTTTTATTAATTGGTTTTCTAATACTTTGATGATTTACAAATTCTGGCATTTCAACAAACCAAACATTTTTTTCACCTTCTTTATAATCTGTTCGTTTACATTTTAACATACGTAATGCATCAGCAGTAGTGGTAAAGGTTCGTGATGCGTGTTTCTTGAGAAACTTATCAAGGGTAAGTTTTTTAAAATAACATATATTTGATTTAGAATCCAAGACAACATAACCATCTTTTAGTTTGTCAAACTTATCTTGTTCAATGTGTGATTCAAAAAAATCTTTGAGCACAGAGTATCTCTCCTCTTCAACTGTATCTGTATATAAATGGTCTGTAGATTCTTCTGCTTTTTCAACAATATTCTTCATTAATAATTCAAATGGGTCTGGCCCTTTTCGTGCCTTTGGTAAGGTCAACCAATAAACTCTGTTCCTTAATAATCTAACTCTAAAAGATTTTTCATCCTTCATATCTTCTGGTGTAACTGTAATTCGAGAACCTTTAAAATCAAATTCATACCATACACTTTTAGTATCTTGTATATACGTGATATTTTCAAAAGCTTCTACGATCTCTGGTACTGCTTCTCCTATGCCTAATCTTCTTGTCTTACATAATTCTTTATTACAAATAGGGCCATACTCTGGATGTTTTGGAGGGCATTGAAACTGATAACCTCCTTTGTGCACGGATTTAGATAGTTGCACTACTTCAGTTCTTGGCAAAGGTTGTGTAAATATTTGATTGTTTCTTTGTAAGGCAATGTCTTCTATCTGTTGCGTGCTTAATGAATTATTTTTTTTCATCTCTAAAACTAAAACATTAAATAAAAAATTATTTCTATTGTTACCAGACCACCCCTCTTGAATAAGTTTTTGTACACATGGAGGGTAATGTTTCCATTCGCTTTCTGCCTGATACTCTTGAACTTTTAAATTAAAAAAATCTGTTGGTTTAATCTTTTTTTCATTGGCTAGTGTTATAAAACGACCAACCATAATAGGTGTATTGTTTTCATCAAAGGCAAACTCCATTGATGCATTCATATTGTGGTAAGGCATATTAACTGCCTTATTGCACGGAAATATTTCTTGCGCTAAAAAATATTCTTCATTTATCTCTGCTAACTTTGTCGTAACTTTTTTTATATCTGCGGGCTCTGTAAAGAAAATAAAAATATGCAGACCTCCAGATTTAGACTTGACAGGCACAAAAGGTAAAGAATACTTTTTAATAATCTCTACATATTTTTTTTCTGAGTAATCCTTGTAATTATTAGGATCTACATCAATACAACCCCACCAACAATTATTGTCTATTTCTGGTCTAAGGCCTAGTCTAATTTTACCTTCTAAATGTTGTTTCCAAACTTCTTCCGTTACAGGTTCGTGAACAGTGACATAGCTAGCTTGTCGCTTACCCCTCTCATCGTCCTCCCCCGTAAGAGAGGACTTGAGATAACGGGAGTCATCGCCTTGAAACAACGACAACAACTCCTTTTGCATGACTTAAAAAGGAACGTCTTCTTTTGAAATTTTACTTTTATCTTCAGCAAATTCTACTTTACCAAAAATATCAGACTCTTTAGCACCTTCATAGAAACCTTTTGTAATTTCTAAAGTACCACTATCCTCTGGTTTGTCTAAAAATTTAACAAATTCAACAACCCATCCAAACCAGTTATTACCACCACCAGACTCTTTGGTTGTAGTTAATTTATAAACACTAGCCCAAGAAGGGGGAATAAAGTATCCATTCTTACCTTTTAATCTTTTGGATTGCATCATAGAATTCCAAAGCTTGGATTTCTTTTTTTGCGTTGATTTCATAGTAATCAAAGCACTTTCAATAGGATTAAAGTTTTTATCCAAAATGTATACAAAGTGGTTACCCGTATCTTCAACATAATGTCCATTTTCTAAACGATCTTTACCATCGTCTGCTCTGTTGGTTTTATTCATTATCGATTGATCAGTGTGTATTTGAATAGGTCTACCTGGACTATCGCCGCGGTCAGCCCATTCATTAAAAGTATTTATGAAAAGGCAAGGGACAACATAAACACCCTCTTTACTTTTATAAAGAGAACCTGTTACTTCATTGTAAATATCTCCTTGTTTTGCTTTTTCATTATACTTGCCATCACTGTCATCAAGAACAGGTGAGTTAGCATAAAGTATTTTTAATATTGGTAATTTTGTATCACGAGCTGTGATGTTTTCTGTGCCTTGACCAGAAAATTCTTCCAGATTTGTAAGAGTAGGAAGTGACTCTTGTTTTTTTGCGACTTCATTCATGTTTATTACTCCTTGGTTTTAATAGTCGTTTTGTTTGATATATATACCCCAAATAAATCCATAGGAACATTTTGACCATTTTGAATTGCTTCTTTAACAAAAGCTTTCAAGGTCTGTGGTTCTACTTTTTTCTTTTGAGATACGTTGTGTCCTTTACTTTTTAAATCTTCAACAAGTGAATTAGCTACATTGTCCTCTGATTTTCCAAAGTTTAAAGACACAGTGTTTTTAATTAAATCCCCATACCCATTACCTATAAGCCATTGAAAAGCTTCATTAGTTTTGGAAACAGGAATTTTAGCGGCATAAAAAGGTTTAACAGAAACAGATGAGCCATCTGCTAATTTAAACTCTGATACGCCAGCTTCTTGCATAAGGTTTGGAATCTCTTGTTCAGAAAGCACGCGAATTTCATCGTTTTTACTTTTTAAGTTATCCTCGATTCGTCTCGCTTGTTCCTGAAGATCCAATAACCTACCGCAAAGTTGAGATAAGCTTTTAACCTTATCTGTATCCACATTTATGAGCGTGGATTCTTGCTCTAAGTCCATGAGGACCTCCCTTTAGTTACAGTTCATTTTAGTATGAACATTTTTTGAAATTAATTTTTTTTATTTGTAAAGTCAAGAAAAAAAGTTAAGATATTGATATTATTATGGGACGAATGCAAAACTACGAATACAAAACTAAACCGTTTAAGCACCAAATACAAGCATTACAGCGTGGTGCAGAGGCATATAATTTTGCTTACTTTATGGAGATGGGAACAGGAAAAACTAAGGTAGCAATCGACAATGTTTGTTATTTATTTCAACAAAAAAAAATAAATACAGTTGTAGTTATTGCACCAAATTCTGTTTATAGAAATTGGATTGATGAAATACATTTACATGCACCTTTCCAGTGTCACATAAATACACACAAAATGGATAAAAAATTTGTTCAAGATAAAACAAAACTTAATTTTTATTTAATTAATGTCGAGGCTTTTTCTCATCAGTCTGGAGCAAACATATTAAAAAATATTATGAATCAATATGGCAAAACAATGTGTACAATTGTGGATGAATCAACGACTATAAAGAACAGACAAGCCAAACGAGCAAAAAATGTAATACAGTTATGCCGACAGTCAGCTTACAAAAGAATTTTAACAGGTTCTCCAATTACAAAATCTCCTTTAGATCTTTATAGCCAATGTGATTTTTTAAAGCAAGGATTATTAGGATTTAATAATTATTTTGTTTTTAGGGCTCGTTATTCTGTAATGAAACAAATACAAGTTGGTGGAAATAAAAATGTAATGATACCTATATATTATACAAACTTAGATGAGCTAGAGGATAAATTAAAATCGTTCTCTTTTAGAGTAAGAAAGGACGAATGTTTGGACTTACCCCCTAAAATTTATGAGAAACGAATAGTAACTTTGTCAAGACCTCAACAAGAAATTTATAACGATCTGAAACAATTTTGTAGAACAGTAATTGAAGATGACATGGCTAGTTATAACAATAAACTTACTGAAATCAATAAGTTACAACAAGTTTGTTGTGGGTTTGTCAAAACAGACGATGGCGAAACAAAAACATTACCAAATGCAAAATTAATTGAGTTGTTAAATATATTAGATGAAACAGAGGGTAAAGTTATTATTTGGTCAACGTTTGTTCATAGTATAAATGAGATTGTCAATGCTTTACAAAAAAAATATGGCTCTGATTCAACAGTGCAAATTCATGGCATAGTAAGTTTAGAATCCAGAACATCTGCTGTGCAAGATTTTCAAAAAAACGATAAGGTTAGATTTTTGGTGGGTAATCCTACCGTGGGTGGTTATGGCCTTACTTTAACTGCGGCAAGCACAATAATTTATTTTAATAATTCTTTTAATCTTGAGGTAAGGCAACAATCAGAGGATCGAGCACACCGTCATGGACAAAAGAAAAGTGTTACATATATTGATTTAGTTGCAGACAAAACTTTAGATGATTTTGTTTTAAAGACACTTAATCAAAAGATGAAATTAAGTGCTCAAACTCTAGGTGAAGAAGTTTTAAAATTTTTATAAAAAAAACTTGCATCTTAGAAATAGACTGTTATTATAAAATTTCATTACATTTGTCGATGAAGTCTATCAGGCTAAAAGGGGATTTGATTTATTTCATATCCCCTTTTTTTTTGTAATATTCATCTACCCTTGCAAACCATTTCTTTTCATACTCTGCTAATAATTCTTCATTGACCAAAAACCCTTGATACAATAGATCTTTTGTACAAACACAAATTAAACCTTGTTTAATATCACCAAAGTTTTTTTTATGCGCTAAGGCATAGGCGGCAATCTGATAATAATAATCTTCAATCCATTCTTCTCGTTTAGGTTTATTAGATTGCTTAAAATCAATTATTGTTGGTTTATCATTGTAATATCCAACTGCATCGCTAGAACCTGCCCATTTATCTTCATAGTGCAAGCTGACTTCAGTACCATAGACCTCGCTTAGTTTGTCAAGATTAGATACAATTGTGTGAGCCATCATTCGTGGTAAGGCACCCTTTTCAGATAGATTTAAATAACCTTTTCCCTGTAGATATTGTTCCATAATATAATGCATTTCAGTTCCTCTTGTTGCTGCTTGGATCGTGACTCGTGTAGCTTCATCAAATCCAACACGTTCTCTCCAGGCTTGCAAAGCTTTTTGTTTTTCTGGACTTTGGGTAGCAGATAAGATTGTTGTCACAGAGGGTATTTTTAGCTTACCAACATTGTATGTTCTACCTGTTTCTTCATCGTTTCTGGTAAACTCTTTGTAATTATATTTTTTATTTATTCTAAAACCAGTGATTGAAAAACTTTTATCACTTCTTATTATCTTCATCGTCTTCTGCATATAGATTGTTAAAGGTATTTTTCCAATCCATATAGCTATCATCGCTCTCAGCACTGTGTTTCCATTGAGATGGAACAAAATCAGGAGGACCATTACCTGTAACCCACATAGCAGGAGATGTTACTCGAACTCTATTGTTAGGTAAAGCAACAATACAACCATTCCAAGGGCCGTTTGTAAGTCTTAGAATATGAGATTGTTTATGTTGAGCTGGATCATCTGCTATTTCTGAACCTGTATAGTCAACTGTCATATAATATTGACCTGTGTAAAATTCGCCATCAATTTTACAAAGCCAAGGACTTGATGAAGTTCTGTCAAAAACAATAACTTCATGTCCTCTTGAAGAGCAATCCCACGGTTGAGCTAAATGAGTTTGTATGGGTGGGGGAAATTCATCCAAAGGCTCATCAGCTACAAGAGCAGTTATAGGCACTCTAGCCCACATTGCTCCACCATGGGGATTCTCCAGTCTATTATCTTCGTCTTCACATCCAGTAAAAATAACTTGAAAGCTTAAACAACGATCTGGTACACAATTTACAGCGATTGCCAAACCATGTAAAAACTCTCCATGATACTTTCTGTGATTGTGGGTAAATTCTTTTCTTACCCATACCTTAAAATAGGGTATATTACTTATTAAATAAGGCATACCCCATATTAAGATCTAAAAAAAAATTAGCAAGTAAATTATGCCTTAACTAACTTCATTCCTTTTTTCTTAGCCATAGCTCTTAGTTGAGCAACAGTCATAGCTTTAGTTTTTTTAGCTCCGCCTTTTGCCATGCCTTTAGCCATCATACGACCGCCCATGGCTTTCATCATTTTAGCTCCGCCTTTAGCATAACCTTTGGCCATTTTACCACGCATGGCTTTCATCATTTTAGCTCCGCCTTTGGCATAGCCTTTAGATTTCATACGTTTTCTCATTATTTTCTCCTATAGGTTTGTTGTAGTTAACTTAGAATATATTAGTCTATTTTAGGTAGGTAGTAAACCATTAGGAAGGTAAAAAGTTTTCGTGTATGGCTCTTAAAACAGGCCGTTTTTTAGCTAGTTTTTAAAAAAACTGGTGTTCATAAGCAAAAGAGTTATTAATCCAATTAACGAAATCGCAAGTGCTGAATAGGCACAATACATTAAAAATTGTTCTCTTTCTTTTTTCTTTTGTGCGATTGCTGCTATTCTTTTTTTCTTAATATCAGTTCTGATTGCAACAAATTCACTCCATGCATTTGGAGCTCCATATAACATAAACATTTCTCTAAGCTGGTTCTCCATATCATGAACTTGTTTTAATTTAAAATATGTATCAAGAGCTTCTTCATTTGAAGAAGTAAACCATTTTGATTTTTCTTTTTTGTGCTCTTCCTCCACAACATTCATTTGCTTAACAAATTTAATTATTTGTCCAGACAAACTGTGTAATTCTTTTCCTACAGAAATACCAGATTTAATTGCTGCGAATGCGGAAGTTGCGATACTTACTGGGTCCATATGACAAGTCCTACTATTGTTACTATAATAGTGAGCATACCACTCATCATCCAAAATAACAACTTATCGACTTTTGCTCCAAGTTTATCTATATCTTGATGCATATGTGCTAAGTGATTTTCTTTTATATTAGTCACTTCTTTTTTTACACCTTGTATATGACCGTACAGTGAAATTATATGCTCTTTGGTTGTTCTAGGTTCAGGCATTTTGTCTACCTCTCTGTGCTATCATTTGTCCCGATGGATCGTTTGGAAATAATCCTGCATAAGTTTGTCCTCTATCGGCTGGCAAAGCTGCGATTCCTGCAGGTTGTGGTTGTTGTACAGGAGGTGGTGTCACTGGAGCGGGTGCCGTGGGTCGTGGCATTTGTTCCAT